TACTTCGTTAATTAATACTTCATAATCGATAACTTCATCCTCACCATCAACATACTTTTCAGCATCACGGCTAGATAAGTTACGATTATACTTTTCAAGATACTTTTGAAAATGCTTTCTACGAATCTTACGCAGTTGAATTTCTAGGTACCGTAATACCGCTTCAACCTCTTGTAATTGATTGAAGCGGTATTCAGTTACGCCTGGTAGTGAGGAAATGTTCTTTTCAACATTTCCTTGCACCTTAACATCACTCTTTGCCGAAATCAACTCACCTTCATAATGAGTAATGAAGTCCGGCAAATAGCTTAAGTCAGATGTTACCTTGCTGTACCAAGTCATTAGTAGTCTTCGTCCTCGTCGTAAAAATCGTCTAGGTCAATATCGTCAAAGAAGTCATCATCATCTGATTCGTGATAATGACCGTCTTCTGGAGTTTCTAAATAGAAATCAAGTGCTTCTTTAATGTCCTTGTCACCGCGGAATGCTGACTTAATTTCATGTGCAGTAGCAACCTCTTCTTCAACGAGATAGTTGACTAGAGTTTCAGCAGCACCGTCAGTATCACCTGCTTCGATGCTCGGCTTCAATAGCTTCCAAACTTCATTGATAAGAGATAAGCTCATTCCGCAACATCCTCTTCTACTGCTGCTGCTTCTTCCGCAACAATTAATTTAGAATTCTTACGTTCGAATTCTTCCATGATAGCGTCAAGACAGCCATCATCGTTTGCTTCCCAACCCTTACGGAACTTCTTAATGATAGTTCCATCTAGCTTAGAATATACGAGTGAGTTACCTTCCTTGTTGAGCATCTTCAATGCTTCACACATATCAGTAAGACCTGAGTAAGGACTCATGCCCGTTGTGTAAGGAATCTTGACTTGAACAGATTCAAACGGCTTTGCGTAACGAGTTTTCATTACCTTACAAGCAGCACGAATACCATTAACCTGACTCACCTTGTTGCCGTCTTCGTCTTCCTTAAGCTTGAGCTTCTTCATAGCAACAACAATAGATGATGCATAGATGAAGCCCTGACCACCTGAAATCTTATCATCAGGGTCAAACATATCTTGTGATGCATAAGTGTGATTAGTAGCAACAAGACCAACATTATTTGAACCAAACATGTTTACACAGTTACGAACGAGTGAGGTCAGTGCCTTAGGCTTACGACCCATGTCACCCTTCATATCACCTGCTTCGAACTGATTAACATCAGTCGGAGTGAGCAACATACCGAGCGAGTCAATGACGAACAGAACCTTAGGCTTGTCTTCTTCATTCATAGCTTTATAGCCCTTCATGAAGTCAGAGATAGTCTTTGCAACGTCATCAATCATTGCCATGTTCATCTTGAGGAGCTTGTCTTCTCCTGTGTCAACACCTAATGCATGAAGCCATGATTCATCAAGTGCGTTTTCACTGTCGATTAGTACAACGTAGATACCCTGTTGCTGGGCATGTTTTACAATATTTCCTGAGCAGATGTAGGATTTACCTGCACCTGATTCGCCGGCGAAGACTGTAACTTTGCCGAGAGGAATACCTTTATTAAAATCACCACTAATACGGTAATTGAGTGCATAATTGCCTGTGCTGATCCAATCAGTTGGATCATTAAAGCCAATGCTAAGACCATCGATAGCCTTAGTAATATCTTTTCGAAACTTTGAAATGTCAAACGGTTTTGCCAAAATAGCCTCCTTATCTAATAATTTTTAATAACTTATCATGTTGCGAATTTTTTTCAAGTAGTTCGGGACTATTTTCTGCAAGTTGGTCTAAGTTGTAGTCACTAGGATAGTGACGCAAAATTGATCTTGCGCGGTCACGAACAATACTTGGAACACGAGGGGTTTTACCTGGATCGCATAACTCTTCCAGCAACTTTCTACTTTGCTTAAGAGCCCTGTACCTGTCTTCTGGTGTAGTCATTGGGGTTCTCCATAAGTAATTGGGGGAGGTTTCCCTCCCCCAATCCAAGTTACTTGGTTTGACGAGCGCGGATCATTGCAAGAATGTCCTGTGCCTTGTCACTTGAAGTAGACTGTTCTGGAACCTTGATTGGTTCGTCAACTTCGAACGGAGGAGTGTCATCTGACGGTACCTGAGCATGTCCACCATGCGATGGCTGATAATCAACTACTTTCGGCGGAACCGATTCGGTAGTTGCGGTGTTTGAATTACCAGCAGGTGCATCAACACCATATGGACGATAGTATGCGCCCCACTTATCAGCGTCATAAGGACGACCATCAACCGATGCTTCGAACATTTCCTTAATGACACGAAGCTCTGACTCGCTTGGCTTCTTTGGCAAGAAGTCAGCAAGATTGAACAAGCCATGTGCTTCGATAGCAGCCTGTTCAGCTTCGGTAAGTGAACTTTCCTTACGTGCCCAATTAGAAGTAGAATAGTCAGCATAACCACCCTTAGTAGTCTTCTTAACAGTGAAGTCAAGACCACGCTGATAGTCAGTTGGCAATTCTTCAATCTCAGGATCCATCAAGGATGCTTTAATGATAGTAAAGATTTGTGGAGAGATAATAAAACGTCGAATCGGATTAGCTGGCGACGTATCATTGCCAATCGGATTAGTACGAACAAAGCCCTGGAAGAGATACGAACGCTTCTTCCAATACTTGTTAGCGAGTTCCTTAAGAGTGTCATCCTTGTACCAAGGACGAACTTCTGCGAGAACTGGGCAGTTTTCACCATACATTTCTACGCAAGGAACTTGAACAGTTACTTGCTTAACGTTGGGGTCACCCTTAACGCCATTGAAGGGGAGCTTGATGATTTGACGTTCTACCCAAAAGCCCCATTCATTGTTAGGGTTGCCATCGGGAAGGAAGCGAATAGTTGCAGTAGCACCTTCTTCCATATTCCAATGAGGATAGATTGCGTTATCAGATTGTGTGCCAGAAGACTTGTTCTGACCACGGTTTTCTTGGGCTGCCAAACGAGCCCGGATTTCTGCTAGACTTGCCATTTTGTTTTCTCCTTTTAAATGTGCCTATGTTGAGCCTAAATGTGTTTTTGTGTTTTGTTGTCGGAGACAACTACACACAAGTTATGTTATAACTCATGTGCAGTGTATTTACAAGTTAATTGGGTGCATAATATATTATTATATTACGTTATGCACCCAAAATATAATTATCTTTTGAATCTAGCCATTTCGATGATACGAGCTAGTGCCGGATCAATCTCTGTTGATTCGTTGGCGCCGACTAGCTTGCCGATGTTGTTGTTCTTTACTTTTTCTGTAGGACCAAGCTGACCTACACGCTTTTGGTTTGCGTCTAGGTCTTCTGATACATCATCGCCGCCTCTGATTTTCTTAGCAAGTGTTTTTAATTTTTCAACTGCATTATCAGGGACATCTGCGTAACTATCATGTCCCATTTTCTTTGCGGCTTTGCTTAATGATGTGATGTGGCTCATCTTACCATTGTCATCACCTCGTGGGGTATGGCGTAATGTGCGGTCTGCTTGGCCCATATCAACTTCTTCAAGATCAAATGCTTTTAGATTTGACTTTTCAGTAGATTGGTTATGCGATAGTGTTTCTGCGCCGGGAGCTTCAAGCATCTTGTCAGCGGGTACTGCTAAACTTTTAGTAGTTGAATCCATTTCTTTTTCTGCTACCGCTTGAGGTGCCATGCTGATAAAGTTTTCATCAACATCGCTGTTGAATGCTTTGTCAAGAGCCTTTCTAGCAATCTTAACTGCCTGTTTAGCAGCCATCATTTTAGCAGCGTGTTGTGGCTTACCTGCATGGTCATCGCCCTTGCGATGTCCCTGACCACTATATGGGTTAGCTTCTGGACTCTTATCCATTTCATTTACATCGTTTGCAGGGGTGCGTTTGTGTTTTTGATACTCACGATTGCGATTGCGGATTGCTTCTTCCTGCTCAAAGTCTTCAATTGATGGGATCCAGCTATCATCGTCATCGTCATGCTTCTTTTTCTTGAACGGGATAACATCCCCTTCTTGAACACCGAAAAACTTAGCTAATTTACCAGTTCTCTTTTTTTCGGCATCAACTTTAATTCTATCTAAGGGTCCTGGACCAGATCCGGCAACTTTTGGTTTAGAATCGGCATCTTTCTCTTGCTTCTTAGCTGGCTTCTTGTCATCCATGTCTAATTTTTCATTAATGACACTATCTGCCCATTCTGCTAACGAGTCTACTTCTGGAACAGCGGTCTCAGACACCTTCTTATGCAATCTAGATAGAATTGGCATCACCGATTCAATTCTAGGATCCATTGTCTCTTGGACAAATAGTTCGTTGATACTAGTATCGTCTTCATCTTCCATAAGAGCAGGGGTATATGATTCAAAGTAAGCGTGATATCCACGATGACCAGCAAGTTTACTCAGTGTTTCTCTAAGGTTACCGTAGTGATTGGCACCTTCTTGCACTAGGGATAGTGCGGACTCGTTGAATTCTTTATTACGAGTGGCACGGACAAATCCAGCCATCTGATTATATTCTTCGCAAATAGATTTAATATGGTTCCAACGCTCATCATTGGGTACGCCGCCCTCAGCAATATGACGAGCATATACACGAGCAATGCCTGGACGAGTAGTAGGAGCTAGGAACCGTTCACCATCTTGGTTTTCTAAGAAAATCTTAGCAACATTACGATAGCGTTGCTCGCCTTCTTCAAGACCTCGATTATGTTGAAGGATAATTTTTACATTAGGAACTGCATCGTTATATGATGCTTTCTTGCCCATTGGGTGATAGCCCTCGCCTAATTTTTCTTTCATCTTATAATAATCCCTTTGGCGCATGTCATCGCCTAATCTATCTTTGTTTGCTAGTTCAAAGCTTAGCTGTCTACGCTGTGCCCACTGCTTTATATGCTTTAGTAATCCTGTCCAAGTATCATCATAATCAGTTCCCGGAGTAGCATTACTAGGACTTTCAGCCTGCTCATCATCGAAATAGATACAAACGTTGCTTGCATCATCAATGCTTACCCAAACTTTTCCGTAATTTTCCCCATCTTTGATAAAGTCAAACTCAATTACGTCTGCTTCCTGCGAAGCTTTAACTCGTTGATTTTGAGAATTCAAAGGCGATGGTTGATAGCCTCTTACTTTGAGAAGACTATAAAGTTCGTGGTTAAATGTTTCATTTCCGATTGCCATATGTATATTTATGCCAAATTAGCCTAAGACGGCAAAGAATGGCAGAGGCATAATAATCTCATCGTGGTCACGCATTTGACTTTCTAGGTCACCGTGATAGTCTGCTAACTGTGTCATCATACGCACTGCTAGTAGGGATGACATTACTAAGTCATCAGTGTCCCCTATCTTAGCTGCATAGCTTCCGCCGGATGCAACAAACGCTTTTAACTCACTAATAAGAGAACGGCTATGAATAGTCATCTTCTTTGATTCTAGAAGTGTTTTAAATTTAGCACAAGCAGCAAGCTTAGGTTTATTAGTAGTAGTGAATCCTCTTTTACCTTTGCCTGTTTCGCTAATGAAGATGCCAGATATATTTGATTCACCGTACTCGTTTAATGAAACAATTGCGGCTTGTCCGATCCCATTGTTTTCTACTGAGTAATATATATTGTTTGGTTCGTTAGTCTTTTCTGCAATATACTTACAAATCTCAGCAAGTAGTTTAATTTGACTAGGAATATCAGTCTTATTATGCTTCCACTCACCAATTTGAGTAGTAGTACTTGCTTCAAAGATTTGTATAGCGGCGGGGTCACCACCTGTACCCAATGAAGGGTCTAGTGCAACTACGTATAGTCTACCTTTCTCAGGTAGTTTATACCAGCGTACTTGTCCCATTCTGACATTAGGTTCTATACCCTCAAGCATGAGTAATGTGTTTGGATTGATTAGTGTTTCGTCTGCAATGATGAATTCACAACCGATTTCACGATTGAATCTGTCATCGCCGAGCTGGGCTTTCATTTCATCGGCCCATTTTTGATCACGCCCGGGCTGTTCAGTCCAATATGCTCTAAACGCTCTAAAGCCGTTAACACCTAACTCAGTAGTATTACCGAATTCGTCTTCTGTCTTGTTAGCCATCTTCCAAATAAGAGCGAATTGGTCTTCATCACTGTTTGGAGTTGAAGTGATGATTGCTTTACCACCAGTTGATAGAGTAGGAGTAATAGAAGTCCAAAACTCTTGTGCGATTGAGGGACGAACGAACGCAAATTCGTCAAGATATAGAAGTGTAATAGACATACCACGACCTGTGTTTTCAGTCGTAGTAGCAGACACGATGCGTGATCCGTTCTCAAAGTCTAGCGAACCCTTGTTGTACGTGGTTACGCCAGCTTTTATGTGATCTGGACAATTTTCATACGCATATCGTATACGCTGCATAATTTCTTGTGCACCGGTGTACTTGTGTGCTGCAATTAGAATAGTAGAGTCGGGGACAAACATCGCATACCAAAGCAAATACCCTGCGGCTGACGTTGACTTACCGGACTGTCTAGGCATCAATGAGATAGAGAAACGATAGCGATGGTACGTATCAATTAATCGTTCTTGGAACTCCCAAGGGTGATAGTTCATACTACCCTTAGTAGGGTGCTGAATGATAAAGAAGTTATCCATAAAATAAAGATAACCCGTTTCCGGATCACAACACTTCATAAAGTCATCAAGTTCTTTTTGATTCTTGAAGACCGTCTTCTTATAGGGATCTTTGATTAAGGTGGGTGTATTTGCCATAGTAATATTTATAAAAATACTCCCACTGTCAGTGGGAGTGTTTTTTTACTTGATATCTAAAGGTCTTGCTTTAGTAGCAACAATGCAGTAGTACTTTTCTTGTACCTTAGCTACTTCTTTTGGATTTTCTGGATTAGGAACATTCAACTCAAACTCAAGATTATTGAAACTATCAATATTAAAACCACACCTGATTAACAATGCAGCTAATTGATTATGTCCTAAAATACTATAATGATTCAAATTGAATTCGTGTTTTCTTTCCCCATCGGGAGCAGGAACTTCAATATAAATCTTTGAACCTTGCTTCAATACACGATTGTATTCCATCAACGAGAAGATAGGATATGGGCTATGCTCTAATGCATGGCGCAAAAAGATGAAGTCTACTGATTCATCATAGTAACCATCCTTCTGTGGCAAGAAGCTCAAATCATACTTCTTAATAGCATGTCCCTTGCCTTCACAGATAGCAATATCGCCGGGGCTTAGTGTTACGCCATGTGTATTGGTGTATTCGCGGTCTTTCATTTCATCTAAGAAATAGCCCGGGCCAGATCCTAGATCAAGAATGTGTGCATCCTTTGGTAGATTTAAAGGATCAACATAAGTTTCTACTACTTGCTTAGTAAGCTTTCTGTGGAACTCGCTATCGCCTTCATCATAGATGTGGGCAGTATAAAGCCATTCGTTATAGAACTTGAGTTTAATCAAGTCGAGGGTTTGGTTGATGTCGATTAAGTTGTTCATGAAATTACTTATGCAGTAACTAATTAGTAATTATTTTTTTCTGTGATCTTTTGGTCTAGTAGCAACCGGACTAGTTTTGTTGACACTATCTAATTCGCTACTGTCTCTACCCTTAATCATTTGCTTTGCTTGTGTAGGAGAGACCGTATTGAATGCTTGCTGCATCATAGTGTGTTCTACATCAGTGTATGGATAAGCTAGGTTATTTTTGCCAGCAAAACTTTCATCATCCATCTTCAATGCTTTAGTAGATGATCCATCTGCCATGGCTACTGCTTTCATAATTTGATTTAAGTGATAGGTTCTGTCTGTACCATTATCCCTAAATTTATAGGCACCGGGCTGAGCAGTATTGTGTCTCTTAGGGACCTTACCTTTGTCCCCTTCATTTAGAAATTCGCTAGCTCTCATTTCTTATATCCCTTAAAGGGCTTAATAGGGCTTTGGTCTTGGGTGGAATCTAGTTCTTCGCTATCTAAATCACCCTTGTTCAAATCTTGAAAGGGTATTCCGGCTGCTTTATATGCTATCTTTAACATATCCTGTTC